TCTGTGTTATCCTTCCATATCTTACGCAGATAGCGAAAGTTAGTCAGTGTAGATTGGAACGTACCTAGTATTGTAGCCAAACGTACCTTCTCTGTTAGAGATTGTTGTGTATCTGTTTCACGAACAACTACCTCAGACAGATTACAAAACTGATAAGGACGTAATATAATTTCACTACAGGGGTTACATCCGAAATCTTGTTCCGCATCCCTGCGTCCATTCTTTGCAGCCTGTACTTGTGCAGACTTACGATTAAAGATACCACGTTCACCTGACTTACTTTCGTACAGCGATAGCCATTCACGCATGAACGTACCCATCTGTGGCTTTCCTTTGTAGGCAACGCTGTTGTTTGCAAGCGCACGTTGTCCTTCGTTTTCCCACCACATACCTGCTTTTGCATGACTCATCTGGTCATCGTTCAGGTTTGATAGGCTTATGAGTGCGCTGCGTCTGACCCCACCGACAACTACAACCTCACCAATCTTGCACATAATATCGTGACATTCAATAGGAAATAATCTACGACCTGATGCTGCCTTAAACTTCTCTATGCAAAACTCAAAGAGTTCTTCAAGAGGGGCTGGGCCACTGGCTCTACCACCAAATGTCTTGAGCCTTGCACCTGCGGGGCGTACCTCTGATACATCCCACTTAGGAATCTGACCAGCGTATAGCATGGCAATAAGTTCCCGTAGTGACTTAGCCCAGCCCGGACGTGAATCGCCAACCTTAATGATAGTATCTGTGTGATGCATATCTTCGTTGACGATTGGTAGCTTCTCAATGTTGTGACGTTCAACAGAGAAGCCTACACCTGTGCCACACATGAGTATATACATTGTCTCATCAAACGCACGTGGGCTATCCACAGGCACGTATGAACAATTGTATCCACCTACATGGCAACGGTCCAGTGCAGGACCAGATGTCATTAAGGCTCTCATGCTTGGCATGATGTCTTGATTTAGTACAGCATCTTCTAATTCAACACGCAAGTCAACGGGTAACTTATACTTATGATTAGTTTTTAAATGCTTTTCCATGTAGTCAAAGTATCTTTGTACTGTTTCACTCCATGTCTCTCGTCTTTGTTCGTCTTCTTTCCACCTTGCGTATCTGGATAACGCAATAAAGTTTTGGTAGTCTGTAGGTAAATGATTACTTATCATAGGGTCACTCCTGTATTGTTCTAATGTTACGTATTTTAATTCCTTCTATGTCATACAAGTATTCCTGAAGGCTTTCTTCTAGTTCTTCTGCTACATTCTCGTCAGCAGGAACCGGATATTCTTCTGGGTCTACATCCAATGTAAGAAACATCTTAACTCTTATCATCGTAAAGACCCTCAACTTCAACTATCAACTTGTTCAAATACCATCGTGCTTTTTCCAAGTCTTCAACGCCATTCTTATAACGATAACGCCATAGATATTTCATAATGTTACCCTGCAAATAGTATTCAAATCCATCACCAGTAGCTGCGGCAATAGCTTCTATACATTCAATCTCAGTGTTATTATAATGAGGTGGGCTATCTACCATGTTTACATTTCCATAAACTTCTTTGCCAGCTTTCTCATATCCTTCTTCTATTTTTTCCATTATGTTTTTGTAACTTGTCATTATGCACTCCCTTCTGTTTTTGTACCAAAGTCAATCTTAACTACGTTGCCATCTGTTTCAATGACCCTTGGCTTATCTTCTAACTCAACTTCGTAGTGCTTGTCAACCTTTTCCATAACATAAGTATGCACTAATTCACGAAAATCTTCATTTAATTCCATCACTGGAATTGTTGATGCAAGCATCTTACAGAAGTGCATTACTTGAAAATAATCTTCTTCATCTAAAGAATTTTCTGGCTGCGTTATAATTGCAACATCAATCTCGCCATTCCATACGCCATCACTATCTTGTGTTGGTCTAATACGAACAATAAAATCCTCTGGTTGTACTCTGTCATACTCTCTCTTGCTCATCACTTTCTCCTCTTTACTTTTGTACCAGAGAACTTGATAAACTCTGGGTGTTTGTTCTTGCCTTTCTCTTTTAACCATTCTTCAGGCACGATTCTATTGTAACACATAAATCCGTGCTTGTCACACCACTCTCCGTAGGTAGACTTAGCACCCTTTCGTAGTTTACGTCTGTGGTTTTCAAACACAAAACGTATATCTAATTTGGGATGCTGCTTCTTTATAGCCAGATGTTTACGTCTATCTGCTGCTGTAAACATTCCCTTTGTTTCTATTATGATACCGTTAGGTAGTACAAAGTCTGGTGTATAAGTACGGTAGGCTAGGTCTTCCCATTCTATCTTAATACATTCATAACCAAAGTCAATTTTTAGTTCTTTCAAATAATCAGATAGCTTTACCTCTAAGCCTGACCGATACCCATATTTACGTGCTGCTCGAAACTGTTTAAAGTTAGGCGGCATTGTATTTCTCTGCTAGTTCTACATAGTCAACCATCTTAGGTTCTTTTGCCTGTGACATAACAGCAGGTAGACGTGTTAGGTTAGGCCAACAGTCATTTCTGTATGAACAGAATGAACATGTTTTACCAAGAACTTTATTTCCTGTTTCTTTTCCTCGAAAGGTTTCAACCTCTGGTTCAAAGCAACGCTCAAACTTATTTTTATTTACGTTGTCTACAGTAGACTGTATTTTTGTTAACTCTTTATCTATGTCCATACCACTGGCAGGCACATACTTAAACTGACCATTTGCTTTGTTTACTACCCACCAACCGCCAGCTTTTTTGCCTGATGCTTTTGCATATCCTGCTAGTTGTGCAACATATCCAAAGGCATCGCTGCTTGCCAGAGTATTGTAGGATTCAAACTTATTTCTGTATGACCAGTCGGAAGCTGATTTAATATCGTCAACTGCATCCCGAATGACAATATCATATGTGCCAGAAATGTTAGCGTTAGGCAAGTCCAAAGTAACTTTTTCATTATCTTCATATGCCACTCCTGATTCTTTTAACAACCCTTTGAAAACAGCTTCAACGATGTCTCCAAGCATCATGTTCATTACAAATGTTGTAGGCTTTGGTAGTGCAACATCCGGTTTGTTCTTCTCATACCAAAGTTGGCAAGCGGGGCGACCCACGTTAGACATACGTAGTCTGAAGTCACCCCGTTTGCTACCACCAAACTGCCTCTTGAGTGCATCTTTAATGTCGCTTGCTACTTGGTCAATGGTGGTATCAGACATTGTTGTTTTGCCTGATACCGCATCTTCCATGTACTGATGCAATGCAAGTTCAGCAGGATGGTTCATTACGCTACCTCGTCTTCCTCAATCTCAATATCAACCAAGTCATCCACAACATCAATGTCATCATCATCCATGTCTGAGTTAGCTTTTTCAGCCCATGCATTTGCGATGTATGAGTTGTAGTTATCCACCCATGCTATGAAGTCAGCAAACATTGCTTGGTCTTCATCACTGATGTTGATTGTCTTTGAGACATCTAGCGACACTACTGGAAGGTAAAAGGCATTACCGTTAGGTAACTTTCTTTCCTGAGTGTTAGCCGTAATTAAGTGTTGCACTGGAAGACGTTGCATCTTTGCAAGTGAGGTAAAACTTTCACCAACAATCTTGAAAGCATCACGATTGTCAATCTCCCATATGAATGGAACAGCACCAAGGTCAGTTGAATCACCATTGATAGTGATGGCATCTGACAATTCTACTGTGCCAAGAACAACACGGACACGTTTAATCTGCTTAATTAAATCTTGCATCTTCTCTGGCAATGCCTTGAAGTCCTTAATGTAACCAGCAGGTTTGCCGCAGTTAAAGCCACCGTCATTATCCTTGAGGTCTATGTTCAAGTCATCTGACATGAGTGTCTTAACATAACGATTAGGTGCATCACCCATGCCACGTACAAAACGCTTGTACATGAAACGCTGCATGAACGGACGTACCTTAATTGATGAAGCATAGTAAGTTTCACCATCAGGAATCTCTAGCTTGTATGTACCGCCAGAGACAACTTCCATGTTGACCATCTTACCCTTTACTTCTGTTTGCCCCATGACAGGGCTATGATTGATACGCAAACGAGCCAAGCTGCTAGACTTTTGCTTTGAGTTATTTGCTTCAGATGCAATACCCATTGCCTTTGCCATAGCTGCGTAGTTGTTAGTATCAATTGTTGTGAGTTGTGTCATATGTTTTACTCCTTATCTTAGTTGAAAGTTCGATAGTTATATCAGCTTACATCCTTCGTGTCAAGCCAATTGTCACCTATTTTTGACTCTAAAAGAAGGGGTACATTAAAGTTAACTCCCCATCTTAATGCAA